CCAGCAGCGGGTAGGTGGTGCCAGCTTCGCCACCACGGGGGCCACCGACATAGTCGATGATTCGCAGCGGGAGGTTGGCGTCCGTGCCGATGGTGGACGCATCAAGTGCCACTCGCGAGGCTTTGAACGTGGTGTTCACCGCACCCTGCACAATCGCGGCGTTCTTGCCGTAGATGTCCAGCGAGTTGGTAATAGCCTCGTCAGCCTGCACGACGTACAGCGCCTGCGGATCGTCAACGACGAATGCCAGAGCATCCGAGGCGACAGTGCCAGTCGGCCACATGTTGCTGAAAGTCAGCTGGCCAGTCGAGGGATCGGTGTACGAGCAGCCCATGAACACGCCGAGCATCGCGATATCGGTCGAGGTGTCGCCCGTTCCGGTCTGCTTGGTGATCGTGGTCGAGGTGCCATTGTCAACGAGGTTGACGATGTCTCCGGCGGCGATGTTGACGGCGAGGCCCGAGGCGATGGGGTACTGGCGGAAAACCTCCAGCGAGCCATTGTCGAGACGGCCAGTCACACGCAGACCGAAGGGTGCATTAACGGAACCCATTGGTTCTCTCCTTCAGTGATCGGAGGGTCATCCCCTGCCGAATGTGGTTTTGGTTGAACGCTCGGGCCGAAGCACGGGCATTCGGGGATCGCTCTCACGGAGGTAGCTGTTATCGACGGCATCCATCTGGGCCTTGGCCTGATGAAGCTGCCCGTCGGTACGCTCCTCTGCGAGCTCTACGGGGATACTGCACAGGAGGAGTCCGCCGACCTCTAGGTTTTCAGGGAACCGAGAATTGTGGTCGGACATGATGTGCAGCTCGGGGAAGTCCTTTGCCAAGCAAGGGGTGTAGCCCTCGCGGAAGCGGCTAGAGACGTTCTTGTTGTCCTCGTTGCCCAGTGTGGAGGTGCGAACCCAACGGAATTTAAGGCCGTCACGGGGCTCGGGGGTCGGGAGGAGAGATTGGCGTTGCCATCCCTTGCGACGTTCTCCGCCTTCACGAGTGGTAAGCGTGCGGGGTGTACGTTCAGTCATTGGAGGCATCCTTCAAAAGTTGCGCCGCGTATTGTTGAGGGCTCAGCCCAAGTCGCTTGGCGAGTGCGACCTGAGTGGAGGTGAGCGCCACCTTGCGTGGTGTTTGGCCGGATGTACGTCCGGCTGGGGCCACCACGTTGCCAGTCTGCCGCCGCTGTGGCTTCACCTCTTCTGAGGCGTCGGCAAACCGTTCTGGGAAGGCACGGCGAACCGCACCATCAATCTGAGAATAATACTGATCCGTGTCCGGCGCAACTCCGGAGCGAACCAGCTTCTCATGGACGCCCATGGCAAGGGCAGTGATGTCCTCATTGCCCTGAGTCATGAACCACGGATTCTTCTGAGCCCACTCCTGCGCCTTGCCGCTTGGGGGCTGAACGGCAGGCTTCTGGGGCTGAGGGATGGGTGCCTGTGCCTGAGGCTGCTGCCGCTGCGGAGGCTTGTAGGAGTTGATCCGATACTCCTCGTTCTTTAGCTCAGACATCTTGGCCTGAGCATCCGCCATAGCATCAGCGTCCCCAAGCTCATACGCGGCCTTGAACTCGGCTTTGACCTTCTCAAGCTGCATCGACAAGCGCTGCTTAGCCTGATTGACGAGAACTCCCTCACCCTCCTGCAGCATGCGCTGGAGCTTGAGCTTCTCTTCGTATTCGCGCTGGGCAAAGGCAACGGCTTCCTCACGGAGACGTGACGCCTCCTCCTTGGCACGACGTTCCTCGTGGAACTCGTACTTCAGCTTCTTGATGCGCTTCTGCACGGACTCGGAGTACGAGGCGATCTCGTCGTCTTCCGGGACGTCGGGCTCAGCGCCATCGGGGCGTCGAGCCTTGTCGCGATCAGGCTCCGGCGTATCGTCGATGATCTCGACCTCAAAGTCGTCTTCTTCTTCGATCTGGTTCGGTTGGGTATTCATGCGCGGCTGTACCCCCGTGGGTCTTCGACGACAGCCTCTACGGTGTCATCGTTGATGAGACGGAACTCCTTGCCCATCACCTTGAAGCGGGTGCCTGAGTAAGAGCGGAAGATGACGAAGTCGCCCTCTTTGCACCAAGGGCCAGTGGGGAATCTGTTGGCGTCGGCATAAGCCTCGCTGCCAACCTTTAGAACGTATCCAACCAGAGACGCAGTCTCCTCTGCGTTCCGGCGCTCATCGGGGATGAAGACCCCACCTTCAGTCTTTTGGCTGACCTCGGGAATCGCAATGAGAATGCGATAGCCCTTTGGCTCTGGTAGCTTGGCGCGAACATCGTCGCCAGCCTCTGTCTTGTCGGTATACATTTCTTCTCCAGCAGTGGTTTTAAGGCCCACCGTAGCCTGCTGCTCAGCCCGACAACGACACGCTAGATCATTTCACATCACGTTTCAAGGAACCTCTTCTCTACGTCCTTGATGTCGTCCTCCACCTTCTGAAGGGCGGAGTACTCACCGACGGCGCGGCAATAGTCCTCGTAGGACTTTGCACCACCGCCAGCGAGAAAAAGTTCAATTGAACGCTTTTGCTCCCCGGTGCGGTACAGCAGGATTTCGACGAAGTCTCCGTCCATCACTGACCCCCGCCGGGAGTGGTGGTGAGCTGCTTGGCGATATCGATGCCGAGGCGAATGCCCTCGTTCTTGTCCTGCCGCTTGGCGTCCTCAATCTGAGACGCGACCCGGACACCAATGCGGGCACCCTCACGGCGGTCCTCAGAACGGATGCGCTCGCGCTGGACGTCGATGTTGCCCTCCATCCGCGCAACATCAAGCTCAAGCTTCGCTCGCTCGATCTCAAGCTTGCCCATGACCTCGGCCTCTTTGATCTGCAGCTCCTTCTGCTGCATCTGAGTAAGCGGGTCCTGAGCCTGCTTCTGCGCTTCTGCCTGCTGAGCCTCAGCTTGATTCTGCTGGAGCAACTTGCCAGCCGCGGCAGCAACAAGCTTGGACAGCTCGACCTCGACGTCCTCTGGGAGCGGCGCGTCCTCGGGCGGCAACTCGACACCGAGACGCTTCTCGATCTCCTTGCGGTACTGCATCGCCACATGCTCTGTGATGTGAGCCGCCATGGCCGACTGGATCGCAGAGGCAAACGGCGACTGCCCGACCATCTGCTGAATCTTGGGGTCCTGCATCGCGGCCATGTGGGTGGCGATGTGTGCCTCATGGTCCTGATACAGGAACGCCCTTACAGGCTCCTGCTTGAGGATTGCCATGTTCTCGCTGACGGGGTCCTTCGGCTTGATATCGCCCGGAAGCTTGATGATATCAGCAGCGTCTTGGATGCCAAGAACCTCGAGCATGTTTCGGTGCAGCTTGCCCATATCATAGAGCTGGGGTGCCTGCTGGGACATCTGCAGTGCGGCTTGATACTGCATCACACGCTGAGCCATGGTGGCCGCGTTGGGGTCCGAGACCGGAATGACATCGACGCGGTCGTCGAAGTCCTTCAGGCGGTTGAAGTCGCCGTCCGGGTCGTACTCGTACTTCTCATCCATGAAGTCCTTGACGATGCCAGCGATGAGCCGAAGCTCCTTGTGCATCGATGCATGGATGCGAGCCTGAACTCCAGACATGACCTTCATGTTGCGCTCAAGGAGTGCAAGGGTCGTGCCGACCGGAGCCTGAGCATTCATGTCGCTGATCTTCACGTCGGCGACGGAGCCAATGCGACGGCCCTCCTCGACGAGGTTAGACAGCAATTGGTACAGGACGCTCGATGGTTCCTTGTACGGGAGGAACGTGATGGAGTCCCGGATCGATCCGCTAGGCACATCGACGTCACGGAACTCGCCCGGACGCAGAGGTGTGTTGTCGCCCTTGATTCGGAGGCCGCGGGCTTTGAGACCTGCGGGCAAATTGGCAAGGGTTCCAGCGTCAATGAGCTGGCGCAGGATCGAGGTGGCTGACTTTGTGAGGCCACCAATCAGGTGGATCAGGCCGATGCCATAGAACCCCATACCGGGCAGGTAGCAGTACGGCACGAAGTGCATACGCTTCTGCTTGTCATCGTCATCCTCGTACCAGTTCTTGCGGATCGACAGGATGGTGCGGGAGGACTTGTCGATGGTGATGACGTAGGGACGTGCGATGTCATCATCGTCGTTGAACCCCTCGGGCATGACCATCTCAACATGCATCTCGAGGAGCATGTATCGGTCGTCACCATTGCTGGTGTCCTCGATGCCCTGAAGGGTATCGTACTTCTCTTGGATGTCGCTCTTCTCGATGGCCGGATCGGGTAGCTCGACGTCGCGGTAGAAGCCACTCGCCTGCAGCTTCATGATCTCGGTCTTGGTCTTCCGCATGACGTGCGTGTATCGCTCGCAGTCGGAGAGGTTCGAGATGCCATACTGGACGACAAAGTCCTCCGCCGGAACAAACGTGGACTTCGGGACCCTGCGGACGGGATCGTAGTGAACCTTCTTGAAGGCGCTGCCAGCAAGAGACAGGCGGAACAGCATCTGCTCCGTCTCTTCGCGGTAGTCCTGCATGCGCTCGGTGATGAGGTAGTTCAGCTCATTCTCAACGCGAGTGGCCTGCTGGAACTTCTCGGTGGTCATCTTGCCGAGGATTTTAGTGCGGGCAGGACCTGATGCCGGGTAAATCTCCCCCATAGCCTGCGCTTGGAAGTGGATCGCGGCCTCGGTCAGCATCGGGTGGAACACGCCAGATGCACCCTCCCAAGGCTGTGTGCGGTCCTCTACCTTCATGCCAAGGAGTTCTAGGCCCTTGACGTAAGCCATGGCCCAGTCATCGCGGGTGCGAAGGTCGGACAGGAAGTCCCCGACAAGCTCGCTGCCCATGGACTCCAGATCAGACTCATCGATGAGCTCCGCAAGGTTGTCGCCGTGCGGAACATCCTCGTACTCAGGCTCGACCGAGATCGACTCAAACTCAATGATCACACCGCCATCCTCTGTTGGCGTGACTGTTGAGGTTGACTCCTCGAATCCCTCTACGTCCTCGATGTCTTCCATCGGCTCTTCGGGCTCGATTTCGATCTCAAACGGGACGAGAGGCTTATCGACTGCCATGGTGTTTCCCCTGCAAGGTTTGCGGCACTATAGCAGAAAAGCACCGAAGGAAGGAAGTGTTGTGAGGGAGCGCTATGATGGATGATAAGCCGTAGCGCAGTCTGATCCTCGACCAATACAAAACCGATGGTTCCGTGTGCGCTCCCTCGTACTGAGACCATACGACTTAGGTGTTGGGTGTCAAGCCATGAGCACGTTCAAAAGCGCGCAAATTTGACCTTGCGACCTCTTCTTCTTCGATAAGTGTTCTTCCGGCTCTGCCGCGGACACCTCCCGACTTGCCCATTGCTGAGTCGTATATGGCCTGAAGCTTGGCATGCTGCTCGAGCATTTCCTTCGAGTGCTTCGGTTTGTCAGTAGTATTCCACAGGCTCCCGATGCCCGTCGTCGTCATCCCAGTCATCCGTGTCTACCCTGATCCAACCGCCCTGCCTGAAGCGAATGAGTGCTTGGCTGACCGAATCCACATAATCATCGTGGTCGCCAGACGGAAACGCGGCGCATTCCTCGATGACCTCTTCAGCCCACCTTGTTGGGGGGTACCACACGGAGCCCGACGAGAAAAGGTCAGAGACTGCGTTGACGCGGGCGATCTTGTCGTTGCCCCTGCTCGGCACGAACTCTGTCACTGGCAGACCCATCTGCCTCAGCTCAAAGATAAGAGGGGCACCGGATGCCTTCTTTTCCACCACAAGCTGGTCTGGCTCGTACTCGTAGTACTTCTCTCTGGCCTTCTGCTTGAGCTCCGGGAACTCGAGTTTCTCCTTGTAGGCATCAAGCAGGATCACATTTGGTATCTGAGCCCCGGTGGAGTCGGTTCGGTAGAAGATGCCCCATGTGGTGCATGCCGAGTAGTCTGAACGCTGCGTCTTGAGGAACGCGGTATCCCATGACTGGATGATCGCTTCACACGGCGGTGGATCGTCCTTGGTCCACTCCTGCCACCACTCACGCTTGATGAGCGCCCCCTCCTCGGAGGTGGGGTTCTGCATGTACTGGGCGTTCCACTTGCCGACGTGGATTTCGGCCTTAATCGCCTCAAGCTCGTTGAGGGACCAGAACTCTGGCCATAGCGGCTGACCCGACGGCATGATGGCGGGGAACTCAATGACCTCCCAGTCATCGACACCCTGACGCTCGGTGGAGCGCTTGATGATCTGCCCAGTGAGGTCTCGCTTTGCCCACCGCGTCATGACGATGATGATGGCACCACCGGGCTGCAGACGCTGACGAGGACCAGAGGTGTACCACTCGTAGACCT